GCCGCTACTGTAGGTACTACGCTAGGTGTGACGGGTAACACTACATGCGCGGGTATAGTAAAAGGCTTGAGTATCTCAGGATCACCTACGGCTACTGTACTTACCCCAACCGCCGACAAAGACGCCGCAGCAATGACAGCACTTGTCGGGCAAAGAATTATATCCACAGCTAGTGGAGACACTAAGTACACCCTACCTGACGCAGCTACAACGGCCATCCCTGTTGGTTCTACTTGGGTTATTGTTAACGCCCATGCAACGGCTGATATTACTATCGAATCCGGTGGCACTGACGATGTTATAGCCCTGTGCTCAGGTACAGCATACACTCCGGGCGACGTAAATACCGACAGAACCATTGTGCAGGGCGGCGTAGCCGAGATCGTATGCGTAGCAGCTAACCTATACGTTATCTTTGGCGGGGGTGTTAGTTAATGTCTTCGGGCGTTATAGCAATGCTAGGTGCAGGGAGTGGGACTAATGTCTCCACTATGACTGTGGGTGTTACTAACACAAAGGGTGTTTTATTCCATGGGTTTATAGCACTACCGTTTTCTGTGCCATCTGATGAAAGCACCCCCCAATTCGGCTCATTATCCCCTAATCACGTGACAGTGGGTGGCGCTAACTACACTATACACCGCCTCAACACGTCAAACGTTGCAGACGAATTCATATTTACAGTAGCCGACCCAGACGAAAACCTATTAGCCACGTCAGTTACGTCTGTGGTAACAAGTCGAGGTACAGCTACTATGAGTGCGCTTACCTTTACAAGAGTAACAGCCGAGGGAGTTAAATACGCAGCGTGGTCAGGTAACGGGCAAGGCGATATATTTGGTACGACAGAAGACGCGCAAGTGGAGGTGACGTTTAATGTTTAGCACGGCAATAGTTAATACAGTTGACCTAGTGAAGTTAGAGCAGCTATACGCCGAAAACAAAGACGTTATAGATATTAATACCGGCCAAGACTTCGCAATTACGAAGAGTGCATTTACTCATGCAATAGACGGTAAACTTACCGCAGAGATAACTAAAGACGGCGAAGTTGTGGGCTACACAACTGGTAGAGTAAAGAACAAAGCGTACCACTGCACAAACGTGATAGTGGGCGACAACAAAGCATTTATACTGTCTGGTGATTCCTTTTGTAAGGTATTACGGGATTTAGACATTACAGCCATAAAAGGGCATGTAAAAACAAACACTCCAATGTATGATTTCTTACTTGCGAGTTTTGGCAGAGAAGACTTATTTACCGCCGAAGTGGGCCTTCCTATCGAAGGGCATGACGGTATTATCATAACTTTAAACATATTGTAGAGGTAGTAATGGCAACGCAGAAGGAAATGCTAGCAGAAGCAGTCGCAGGTATTGAGAAGCACGAGGCAGAGTGCAATTTAAAATACGCATATATCAAAGAACAACTTTCTTCTGGGTCAAAGAAGTTTATCCACGTAGAAAACATGATATGGGGGCTGTATGCGGTTATTATCTCTGGTGGTGGCGCTATTATTAGTAAACTCATCTAACGCTCAAGAAGCACAAGATGCTTCAGTAGGTGACTTTGGGTCTAACAACCAACAAAGCGCCGAGAGTATTGATAACAGAACGACCACCACAGTTACACAAGAAGGTGCAGTAGTTAGCACTGCGGTAGCTCCGAGCGGCTCAAGCTACAATCAGGACGTATGTGTGTTTTCTGGTAGTGCTGGTGTCCAAACACAGATGTTTGGTATAGCCATCGGTAAGCCTGTTGTAGATCAAAATTGTGAGCGATTAAAGCTGTCTAAGCAGCTACAAGCTCTAGGTCTAAAGGTTGCTGCCGTTAGCGTTATGTGCCAAGATCATAGGGTGTGGTGGGCTTTATTTGAATCTGGGACTCCGTGTCCTACTAACCAAGGATTAATTGGAAATGATGCGTACACGTTTTATAAACATCGCCCTGATAGGGTTCCTGATCAGCCTCTCATCTACCGTGAGAAGTCAAACAGACCTCCAAAACCATACAGCCGCCATAAATTCCCTAATAGGTGAGGAGGCAAACAATTTCATATCGCAAATGGCTGCTAACATGGTCAATGGCTCTACTACTATCGTGCATCCTGATACAGGACAAGAGTATCATCTCACACAGGGTCAGTTGGACGCATTCAATGCTGCCTATGCTCTGGCACTCTCCGAATCCACTCAAGAGCACCTCACTAGTCTGCTAATACAAGATCAGATTATCGGCCAGCAGGTTGAGTTTGAAGACCAGAAAAACGCTATGATAGAAGAAGCGCAGCAGATTGCGGCGGTTACAGCTATAGCGGCTGAGATTGAAGTAGCTGATGAATCGACTAAAATCGGTATGGAGAAATACGCTACTGATAACGACCTACGCGATATTAAACAAGATACAAGAGACAAATATGCAGCCAGCATTGAGGGGATGGTAGTAGCATCAAGAACAAAGAACATGCTTGAACAGTATGAAGGTGCGATAATTGAAGCGACTACTTTTAGCACACAGGCATCCGATACTGTTCAGGCATTCTACGATAGCGCTATAGTAAACATTGATGACGTATACCTAGACCAAATAAACATATCTTGGAACGGTACAGTAGTAGGTGTTGAAAGTGAGTTTTGGTCAGTTAATTCGACTAATGGGCAAGGCTTTTTTCCCGATAGCGGATACGAGGTAACACCACGATGAATGCAGAACAAATTAGTACTTGGGTTGGTATAGCAGGCGCTCTAGGCGGTGTTGCTATGACTTTCGCCACAATGGAAGAGAAAGTAGCTCAACTAGAAGGTTCTATGTCAGAACTATATAATGTCGAAGAAATTCGCGTTATGGAGCGTAGATTGACTACACTTGAAGTCACACAATCAAACAGTGATATAGGCCATATATCGGCTACTATTGCTACAATACAAGCGGAGATAACCAATGCTGACCAAACTATTAAACGACTTGAAAGCACTATTAGCGGGCTTCAAAGCCAAGATACAAGCAAAATCGAAAGCGGCGTTAGCGTTAATAAAAGCCGAATTAGCAATCTTCAAAGCACGATTGAAAGGCTTGAAGGGCAAATTGCGCGCCTTAGTTCGAGATTAAGTAACTTAAACAACAACCCACTAGGATAAGGGCTATGCATAAACGTACTTCAGGGCTAACCAAGCGGCAGAAAACAACGCTAGAAAAGCATAAAGAGCACCATACAGCGAAGCATATGGCTTTTATGCGCAAAGAAATGAAGAACGGTAAGAGCTTTTCAGCTTCACATAAAGCAGCTATGCAGAAAGTAGGTAAGTAAAATGAATTTTAAAGCTATTAAAGGCTTAATTGGGGCGGTTGCCCCTACACTTGGTACGGCACTAGCTGGCCCTCTTGGGGGCACTGCTGCACAAGCAATTGCCTCTGTGCTAGGCTGTAAGTCAGACGCTAAGTCTATCGAGACAGCGATGCAATCTGCCACACCTGAGCAACTTGTTGAGATTAAAAAAGCCGAGCTAGACTTCGAGAAGAAGATGGCAGAGCTAGAAGTCGATGTATTTGCTCTGGAGGCTCAAGATGTCAAAGATGCGAGACAGGCACACAAAGGTGATTGGACGCCGAGAGTCGTTGCTCTTGTCGCTCTGGTGGGTTTTGTTGGGTATATTTTTCTTGTTACTTTGCAGCCACCTGATGCTAATAGCGAAACCATTGTCAGCTTAATATTGGGTTACATGGGTGGAGTAGTGTCTGCTATAACTTCTTTTTACTTCGGCGCGAGTCATAAGCCAGATGAGTAACTTTAAATATTTTAAAATCGAAGAATTTGACTGCCAAGAGACTGGCGAGAATGCTATGCAGGATGAATTTATTCATGCGCTAGATTCGTTACGCGAAGCGTGTGGGTTTTCGTTTACGATTACCTCTGGGTACAGAAGCCCTAAGCATTCTATTGAGGCTAAGAAAGCCGCACCGGGGATGCACAGTAAAGGCATTGCCGCAGATATACGTGTTAGCGGCGGGGCACAAAGATTCTTGTTAGCTAAAAAAGCATTCGAGTTAGGGTTTAGTGGTATTGGTGTTGCTAAGACTTTTGTTCACGTAGACACACGCAATACTGTACCTGTGCTGTGGATTTATTAAGAGGTAACAATGCCATTAAGCAAGTTAGAACTAAAACCCGGCGTAAACAAAGAAGGTACGCGCTACAGCACTGAAGGTGGCTGGAACGACTCCGATAAAGTACGGTTCCGTAAAGGTCTGCCGGAAAAGATCGGTGGGTGGGCGCGCCTATCTAACAACGTGTTTGACGGTATCTCCCGCTCTATTCATAGCTGGCGTACTTTAGCGAGCAAATTATATGTAGGTGTTGGTACGAACACTAAGTTCTATGTAGAGTCTGGTGGGGAGTACAATGACGTTACTCCACTTGACCAAGCCTCTGCGACAGTAAAAGCCGCTACTTCTAGCTCTACCACAGTAACCCTAGAGAACAATGTAGGCACCGTACGTACAGGTATGATTATGACTGGCACAGATGCTAGTGGTTCTGCCATAAGTGTCACTGTTGCCGCCGTAGCTAGTCAAGGTAGCATAACCATAGGCGCCTCTAAAAGCATAGCCATAAACGCGATATTACACTTCAATGCAGTTATAACTCTAGGGGCAAACCCACTACTTACCGACGATACTAGCGCGGCTACTCACTTTATTATTCGAGTTATAGACGCCAACCTTGGGTATAAAAACAACGATTTCGTTACATTTTCTGGTGCAGGTGCTACTAACGGTATAGCAGCCGGTGTAATAAACAAAGAATACCAAATATCCTACAACCTAGCCGAAACTAAAGCTGTGGCAGATGGCTCCAGCGATGCTACTGTAGAAATAAATACTATTACCGGCGCTGCTTCTGCCATATCAATAGGTATGCTAATGACTGGCGCGGAAACTGATGGTACAGCTATTAGTGAGCGTGTAACTGGCGTAGCGGGTAGCGAAGATGACACTATTGTTACAATAGGTACATCTAAGACCATATCTACCGGTGCTGTTCTAACCTTTTCCTTTGTTGATTCTTATACAATTGACACTACGGCTAGTAATGACCCCGCAACAGGTGACGGCTTCGGCGGGGGTAGTTCTGTAGTAGCTACTTACCAGATAAACTCAGGCGCTGAAATACAAACTGCTCAGGCTGGTTGGGGCGCAGGATACTACGGAGGCGGGTTATGGAGCACTGGCCTTACCACCGAAGCTACTATACGTTTGTGGAGCCAAGCTAACTTTGGTGAAGACATAATTACTAACTTTAGGGGTGGGCCACTATTCTATTGGGACGGCGCAAATACCTTAACTACACGTGCTGTCTTGTTGTCTAGTAGAGTAAACTCACTTAGTGTGCCCGCTAAGGCTAACAGGGTACTGGTATCAGACATTAGCCGGTTCGTGTTCTGTTTAGGTACGACAGCGTATTTAGACACTACAAACACATTAGACCCACTACTAGTACGTTGGTCAGACCAAGAAGACGCTGGGGACTGGGCGCCTACTACTACGAACGTAGCTGGCAGCCTAAAACTATCTAGGGGTGGTGAGATTATAACGGGTATACAAGCCCGCCAAGAGATACTTATTTGGACAGATGCCGCTTTATACGCACTACAATTGCTTGGTTTAGAGGGCTGGGGTGCGCAAATAGTAGGTGAAAACGTGTCTATAGCTAGTCCAAACGCCGTATCATATGCTAACGGTATAGCGTTTTGGATGGGTAAAGACAAGTTTTATACCTATGATGGTAACGTAAAACCACTACCCTGCACGCTACATAGGCACGTATTTGAGAGCTTTGAGACTACACAAGCCCAACAAATAGTTTCTGGCACCAACGAAGAGTTTAACGAAATTTGGTGGTTTTACCCTAGCGCGGGCAGTACAACCAACGACCTATACGTAACCTATAACTACTTAGAAAACCTGTGGTATCACGGCACTATGGCGCGTACTGCGTGGGAGAACTCGGGCATACGTAGCTTACCATTAGCTGCTACATACACTAAAAACCTCGTAGACCACGAAATTGGCGTGGATGATAGCGAAACTACCACTACAACGGCCATAACTGCCTCTATTACGTCTTCTGAGTTTGATCTACAAGACGGGCACCAATTCGCGTTTGTATGGCGTATGCTGCCCGATATTACCTTCCAAGGGTCTACATCCGGCGCTCCTAGCGTAGATATGACGTTAAACCCGTTAGATAGCTCAGGTTCTGGATATAACACTCCAACGTCAGAAGGTGGCAGTAATACAGGCACAGTAGTACAGGGGGCTACAATTACTGTAGAACCTTACACCACACACCTAAACATGCGCCTACGTGGCAGACAAATGTCGCTAAAAGTCGAGTCTACTGACCTTGGTGTTAAGTGGCAGCTCGGGTATCCCCGAATTGATATGCGCCCAGACGGAAGACGATAATGGCTAATAACGTCAAGTTTAAGTCCCCAGCCCTGCCGATACCGCCTGCACAGTACAATCAGAGCCTGTACCAACGCACGTTTAGCGTCCTGCGTTTGTACTTTAACCAGCTAGATGAGCACTTGCGTCAAGACCTAGGCGACACTACTATCAATGGTGACCTTACTGTTACTGGTGGGGTTAC